CACGCCAGATTGAATATATGTCTATTAACGGTACAGGTGTATCTCAGCCGACAGGTATTGAAAAAGCTAATACATGGGACGATACCAACAGTTTTACAGTTGCTGCTGCTTCTTCCCTTACATATGCTAATGTTTGCAGCTTTATCGGACTGCTTAAAGGTGGATATGATTATAATGCAAAGATGCTTATGAGCAAAAAGACGCTGTATGAGGATTTTATGCCGATTATGGATAAATCCAAAAATGATCTTGTCGTGCGTGATGCGACTACTAATAGTTATGTGATTATGGGTTATCCTGTAATGCTCTCTGATTCAGTCGCAGAACATGATGTTTATTTGGGCAACTTCCGTTATCTTGTGGGTAATCTTAGCCAGAATATTACTGTTGATAGTTCGGCAGAAAGTGGCTTCCGTAATAACAGTATTGATTTTCGTGGTTCTGCTATGTTCGATTGCAAACCGGCGCTTGGTGAAGCGTTTGTGAAACTTACAAAAGCCGCAGAATAAAAGATAAGGTGATGTAAAATGTCACTAATATCAAGTTTGCGCAAGAGCTTGCGCATTGCGGATGATAACACTGATTTTGATGATGAGATAGCAGATTTAGTCAATCAAGCAATAGATGATTTAAAGGCAAGCGGCGTAAAGCCGTCTGCTTTTAACAATTATGGTGCTAAAGATGCCGATGAAAATATGATTGATGGTATAACAGACGGCAATATTAGGCAGGCCATAACACTATATGTTAAGGCCTATTTTGGGCTTGAAAATGCCGATAAAGAATGGTTTATCGAGCGTTACAATTATAAGAAATCAGAATTATGCAATCAACTTGCGCAGTACGGAAGTGATGTCGATGCGTTATAAAAACAGTAGCACTCATTTTAATGCAACGGCTGAGTTAATCACTCACACATATACCACAGATGAGATAGGGCAACAGATTCCAGCCACAACGACTTATCATAAAATTTATTGCGCCAAAAAAAGTACACCGCAAAACGAGTTCTTTCTTGCGGGGCAAAGCGGTATTAAGTCAGCCGCAGTGTTCCTTATGCGGACGGCAGATTATCGTAATGAAACTGAAATGAGATATCCTGCCAACGACAACGGTACTGTTTACACCATTTATCGTGTGTACGATACGGTCGATGAGATGACGGAGTTATATGCGGAGGTGATAGCAGGCAATGAGTGATGTTATTTGCAGTGTTGATGAGTTTTCCGAAACTCTTGCCAACGCATTATCTCAGTTTTCAGATGAAGAAACACACGAAATAAAAGATATTATAACGCAGTCGGCAACAGATTGCGCTAAAAATATTAAAACAGATGCTCCAAAAAGAGCAAGCACAGGTAACAAGTACGCTAAAGGTTGGACTTGCCACAAAGATGGCGAAACAAACCTTGATATACAATACACTATCTATAATAAGTCACAGCCGAGCTTGACGCATTTGCTCGAAAATGGACACGCAAAAATCAACGGAGGACGTGTAGAGGGTATTCCGCATATTGCGCCAAATGAAAAGAAGATGGAGCAAGAAATTGATAAAAAAATAAACGAAATGGACGGTGATTGAGATGGATATAAGGGATTTGAAAACACTACTCGAATCAGTCGGGATACCTGTCGTATATCACTCTTTTCAATCAGAGGGCTTAAAAGTAAAGCCGCCGCCTTATATCGTCTATTTAATCAAGAGCTCAGATAATATCGGTGCAGATGATAAGGTTTACCAAAAACAATATATAGTGCATATTGAGCTTTATTCTAAACAAAAAAATATAAAATTAGAACAAAAGCTTGAAGATGCACTTGACAAAGCGTCTATTTTTTATGATAAAACAGAATTATATATCGAAGAAGAAAAGATGTTTGAGATTCTTTATGAGATAAAAATCTAAAAAGGAGTGACTATAAATGGCAAATAATAATAAGATTCGTTTTGGTTTGAGAAATGTCTTTTACGCCAAGATGATAGATGACAATACATATGATAGGCCAGTGCCTATCAATGGCGCGGTATCACTGACACTTAAGTATAACGGCTCAAGCGCAACTATCTATGCAGATGATAGCCCTTATGCCGATATGTCCATCAACAATGGCTATACCGGTACACTTGAGATGGTTATGATACCGGAGCAATTTAAAATTGATATCCTTAATTTTGACCATGACAATAACGGCTCACTTGTTGAGAGCAGTGACCAGAAAACTAATTACTTTGCATTGATGTTTGAAGTGCAAGGCGATAAAAACACAACACGCCATGTGCTCTATAGATGTAAGGCAGCAGTGCCAGATGAGGAGTTCAATACACAGGAAGAAAAAGCCAAAAATACCAATACTAAGCTTACCTTTTCTGCTTATCCATCTCTTGGCTCTGGTTGGCTCAATCATAAAATCCACTGCGCCGCACACTCATTTCAAGCAAATTATGGTGCTTGGTTTGATGGCGTTTATATCGGCACAGCCGTGCTTGGTAAACTTACAGTAAAGTCAACGGCAAATCTTACGGCAGGCGAAACTAACGTCACTTATGATGCGCTTCAAAATTCCGCAGATAGTGTTATGTATAAGTTTGATGCTACAGAGTTTTTGCCAAATGTAGGCGATGTATGTGACACTACAACGGGTTATACTGCTTTTGACGGAAGTCCGCTTACTGTGCCAGATCTCGGCGATTATATTACGATAGTCGAGGTAGATTCCACAAATAAGGCAGTCGCGGCAGGTTGCACTAATGTTACAGTGATGCCAAAAAGTGATAGTAAGTAATGGCTAATAGCAGGGTAATTAGGTTTGGTTTGCGTAATTGCTACTATGCGCCAATAGTGGACAAAATTAGTATATATTACGCAAAGCCAGTGCCCTTAACAGGCGCTATGAGTATATCGCTAACACCTGCGTATTCGGCATTGCCTGCTAATAGTGGTAATGTGCCTGTTATATTATCTGCTAATAATAGCGGTTATAATGGCTCATTAACTATTGCAGATGTACCAGAGTGTTTCAAAAAAGATGTATTGGGTATGACGTGTTGTAACGGAGGCTTAACAAGCAAATGCAATGACAATATTAGGCCATTTGCACTAATGTTTGAAACAAATGGCAATGTATGCCACACACGATATATTTTATATAACTGCAATGTACGGCCATTAAGCATTGATTTTTCAAGCAATACTAATGCAGTGCAATATATAAAGAACACACTTGAATTAAGTGTATATCCTATTAGAGGTGATGTCAGTAATTTGCGTTACTGTATATATACGGCGATTGACGACACACCAGCCACACATACAGATTATGTCAACTGGTTATCGCTTTTACCGATAGAACCGCAAATGAAAAAGGAGTTGAAAAAATAATGGAAAAAACACTTGTGATAGATGGCAAGAATATTACTTTTAAATGCACAGGCGGCACGCTATATAGATATAAGCAACAGTTTGGGCGTGAGCTTATGGAAGATGCCGCAGAGCTTATTGATTTTGCCGCAAGTGGCAAGAAAAAGAAAATAAAGATAGACGGTGTCTCACGTGTCATCGATGATTATGATTTTAAAAAATTGAATCTCGAGCTTGTTTATAATCTTGCGTGGGTTATGGCAAAAACGGCCGATACATCTATACCAGATCCACAGGCGTGGCTTGATAGCTTTGACACTTTTCCTATTGGCGATATAATCCCAACTCTAATTGATATGCTTGAAAAATCACTTGTGGTGAACAAAAAAAACGCATAAAGGGTGACACTCAAGCCAGCGATGATGATATGACGACAGAGGATTTTATCGCGTTATGTAAAAGTAATGGCTTGAATATTGCCGAGATAGATGCGCTCAACATAGGTCAAATATGTGACATATTATTTAGTTACAACGACATTATGTGTAAGCGGTATGGCGGAAAAACTAAAGATAATAACGATGATGTCAGAGATGCAACACAAGAAGATATGGATACATTTTTCGGCGAATAGGGAGTGAAAATAATCGAAAGTATAACAAAAGAAGAATTAAAATATTTACTCAAACATAGCGAACAGCCAATTTATTATACGACATTAAACAGGTTTGCGCCTGCACGAAAAAAAGAAACATATTTTGACAATGGACGATAACGCAAAGCGACTGCTTGCAGAGTATAGAGCGATGTATTAATTCAACAATCGAGAATCGAGGGAATTAGTTAAGGGAATTTAAAGCCCTTGATTAATTCCTTTTTTTTACGGAGGCATAATATGGGAAAACGCAGAAACATAAAAAATAAACTTATATGTCAATTTAATATTGATGGCAAATTGATAAAACATATGACAATGTGGCAGATGCCGCAGAGCAAACAAATATAAACCGCCTGCAAATAATATATAGCACACTATGCAAAGATAGCCATGCTACAGTTGGCGGCTATATATGGCTTTTCATCGATGATATTGATAAGTTAAGCGAGCGTGCACAGTTAGCAAAAAAACATAAAGCACGCTATGGATATAATGTGGCGCAGTATACACTTGATGGCAAAAAAATAAAAACATACGCTTCTCTTCACGAGGTAGAGCGTGAGCATAACTATGACCATTCTGCTATATGTGGTTGTTGTAAGGGCAAATATAAACAAGCATACGGCTATATATGGCGGTATGCAGATGATAACAGGAGATGATATAAATGGCAAGAAGTAGCATTAGAGGGATTACAATAAAAGTTGGCGGTGACACCACAGAGCTACAGAGAGCGTTAAGAGGCGTCAATGGCGAAGCGCGTAATCTGCAAAGTGAAATGAATCAAGTTAAGCGCCTTATGAAACTGGATCCATCGAGTACAGTTTTGATGGCTCAAAAGCAAAAAGTGCTTAATGAAGCAATAGGAAACACTAAAGCAAAACTTGAGCAATTAAAAGATGCACAAGGGCAAGTTGACGCAGAATTTAAAAATGGTGACATCGGCGAAGAACAATATAGAGCTTTTCAGCGCGAGATCGAACAAACTGAGCAGAAGTTAAAATCACTTGAGAAAGCAGCGCGTGAAAGTGGTGGCACAGTTGGCCAGTCGATACAGGAAACAGGCAAAAAGATGCAATCGACGGGTCAAAAAATAAGTGATGTAGGTCAAAAGCTTATGCCAGTATCAGCCACAGTCGCAGGTATTGGTGTAGCTTCAGCCAAAACAGCCGCCGACTTTGAGACATCAATGTCACAGACAGCAGGTGCACTTGATATCCCGATGTCAAAAATGGGTAACTTACGAGCACTTGCGCTTAAGATGGGTGCAGATACTCAGTTTAGTGCGGAGCAAGCAGGGCAGGCGATGACGGAACTTGCAAAAGGCGGTCTTACTGAGGCAGATATTGAGGGCGGTGCGCTGAAATCCACAATGGACTTAGCAGCCAGTAGCAGTATGGACTTGGGCACAGCCGCTAATACAGTCGTGCAAGTTATGGGTGCTTTTGGCTTAACGGCAAAGGATTCTGCTCAGGCGGTAAATGCTTTAGCAGGAGCGGCAGCGGCAAGCTCCACAGATGTCGAACCATTATCACAAGGCCTATCGCAGTGTGGTGCACAGGCGCATACGGCAGGTTGGAGCATTCAACAGACGACGGCAGTATTAGGTGCATTTGCAGATGCAGGAATAGTCGGCAGTGACGCAGGTACGTCATTAAAGACGATGTTGCAGCGCTTAGGAGCGCCAACTGATAAAGCCGCAACGGAAATGAAATCACTCGGCTTAAACGTATGGACAAGCAACGGCCACATGAAAGATGCAAGTGGTATTGCACAAGAATTGCAAAATAAACTCGGCAAATTATCAGATAAACAAAAACAACAAGCACTTGCCACTATATTCGGCAGTGATGCCACACGTGCGGCAACAGTATTAATGAATGATGGCGCAAGCGGCTTAAGCAAATATGTTAAAGCAACAAATGACCAAACCTCGGCTCAACGTTTAGCAAACAGCCAAATGGGCAACTCTGCTAAAACGTGGGAGCAGATGAAAGGTTCTATCGAAACGGCCGCAATACAGATAGGCAATGCCTTATTACCAACTATTAACAAGGTAGTCGACGCGATTACAAATTTAACAAATAAGTTTTCGGCCTTAAGCCCAACAACACAGGATATGATCATTAAGATTGGCATGATAGTTGCGGCTTTAGCGCCTTTACTCATTGGCTTTGGCAAGATACATAGCGGCGTAGGCACGCTTGTGGAAGATGTAGGTAAGGTAGTCAGCCATATCAGCACGTTTACAACAGCGCTTAAAGGCGGCACAAGTGCTATGGGAGCATTACGTCTTGCGATATCGCCAACAACACTTGCCATCGCGGGTATAGCAGCCGCCGTAGCGGTAGCAATAGTTGGCATTACTAAGCTTGTCAAATATATGCAGAGTTCGAGTATTGAGACGCAAAAATTAGGTAGTAATGTGAGCGATTCTACCAAAAAAGCAATGGATAGTTTCAATCAATTAGATCAATCTGCCGATAAGTCATTAAAGGAAATATCTATCACAGGTAAAAAAGTCACCAAACAGATGGCAAGCGATATGAAACAAAATATTGATGGCATGGCAACGCAGACAATAGACGCACTAAAAAAACAACGTGATAATAGCATTAAAATCATAGAGGAAACAGGCACTAAAGGCAGTGGATTAACAAAAAAAGAAATGTCAACAATGGTTGCAAACGTTAATAATGGCTATCGGACACGCATTACAAGTGAGAAAGCAAGCCAAAAGCAGATTGACACTATTATGAATAATGCGGCGAAGCAACATAGGACATTGACAAAAAAAGAAACAGACGAAATTTCTAAGATAAAAAGTAAAATGTATAAAAATGGCGTGCAAGCGCTATCTAAAAATCAGACCGAGGAACAAGCTATCTTTGACAATATGCGTGTCAATCACACGGCAACAAGCGCAAAAGAGGCGGCAGCCATTGTTAAAGATAGCAAAACAACTACAGATAAGGTTATTGGGGATGCAAATAACAAATATAAAAGCACAGTAGAGGCCATCGAGCATGAGCGTGATGACACGCATACAATCTCAAGTGATCAGGCAGATAAACTGATTAAAGCAGCCAAAAAGACACGTGACAATAGCGTTAAGGCGGCGCAAGACCAACATAGCAAAGTTGTCACAGAAGCAAAAAAACAAGCAGGCGAGCAAGTAAATCAGGTTGATTGGACAAATGGACAAGTCAAGGATAAGTGGCAGGTTTTCCGCGACAACTGGAATAGCTTCTGGAGTGGTTGGACTGGAGCAGCCAGTAGAGATTGGGATAGCTTTAAATGGAAAACAATCAGCGATTGGGATTATCTAAAAAATAGCGTAATAATCAAGTGGAATGATATTAAAAGAGGATGGAATAGTTTTTGGAGTAATTTTCAAAGCGGCGCAGAGAGCGGATGGCGTGATTTTAAATCCAGATGGGATAGCTTTTGGGGCACTATAGGCGATGTCTTTAAAAAATTAAATCCGTTTAGTTGGGGCAAAGATTTGATTGACAATATCGCAAAGGGTATCAACGCAGGCAAGAACTCTGTTACTTCTGCGGTTGGTTGGGTTGCAGATAAGATAAAATCAGTATTGCACCACTCACATCCAGACGAGGGTGCATTAAAAGATGACTATACATGGATGCCAGATATGATGGAAGGATTTGCCAAAGGCATAAGCGATAATCGTTATCTTGTGAGCAATGCCATACAGGACTTAACAAGTGATTTTAGCGCAATCCCTACAGATGCAACAATGAGCATTAACGCGGGCATTAACGCTTTTAACGGTCTCGGCAGTTTGCAACAAGTGCCACAAGTGAATAATACAACACAAGTTAAGCAGCCGATTAACATTAATCTTAATATTAATCAAGGTGACATCGTGGTAAAAGGTAACGCTAACACAGACACTATCCGCAAGATTAAAGCGGCACTTAACCAACAGACGGATAAAATAGCAAACACTAATACAGTGGAAAAAACACTTAAAGCAATGAAAACAATGCGATTAGGTACTGGCATAGTTAAACCTATATTCAATGTTTGATAAAAAAGGTATTGTTTGGACATTTTGTCTGAGCAATATTTTTTTGCATATTGGACAAACAACAGTGAATATATTTAGTTATATTATACAGAAAGAAGTGACATTATCATAAATAAGCAACATAAACTTACATATATGTTTGATAATCCCAACAAAACAGAAGATATAGAGCGCACGCTTATTGACATATGCGCAGACCATATTATCAAAAGCAACACGTTGACAAGAAATAATGCTTATGATAATATAAAAATAAATAATAAGAAAAAGGATTGACAAAGATGCGGATAGCGGCATTATGATATATGAAAGGAACTTATATTATGAAAAACAAGAATGACAGCAAAAAGAAAAATACAG